CTGGCTATCGAGCCGGTAAACTCCACGGTCGCTCAAGAAAAGCACCGCCGTTCCCGCTGTCGTGATGGTTCGCTTCGCGCTGCAACCGATCTCATTTGTCAGGAGTTGCAGGCTGGAGGCCGAGGGATCAATCGAGACGCCATCCGCACCGATGACCGCCGTGGCCAGCCAGATGCTCTTGCGGCAAAAAACGAGAATCTGCGATTCGCTGAAAGGGTGCAGTCCGACGATGTAGTCATTCGAGCCTGCGTTGGCGCGAAACGCCTTGGCCACCGCGTCGTAGGTCTCGGCGTCGAAGACATCGCTCACCAGCACTTCGTCGCGGTTTCGGGCGATGACGAGTTGGTTGTTGTGGTAGGTCGCAATGCTGGTGCTCGGCAGGCGGGAATAAGTCACTCCCAGCGGATGCGCCCCTTGCTCCACACGCACAAAATTATTATCCAAATCCCCGTCCCAGACCAGAGCAGACAAGACCCGGCGGGCAAAGATCCTTCCAGCGGCAGCAGGATCAGTCACCGAGACCGGCAGCGTGTAGCTGAACTCGGTAGCGCTCACTTTGGTCACTACCCAATCGCCATTGAATCCGAGGGTTTCCGAATCACTGATCCGCACCACCTCGCCAGTCTTGTAGCCATGCGCGGCATCCATCGTCACCAGCGCAGTGCCGCTGGTGTTGGAGATGGATTGCACTCGGTGCGAAATATCTGACGGCCTGGTGCGTAGCAGGTAGAGCTTATCAAAAGCCTGCACAATCTCGACATCATCCCCGTTCTCCATTGTGTCGCCAAGCGGGTAGGCCACCGACTCTACCGTGGCCGCGTCGTGCCGCCACAGATAAGCCTCCGACGGCGCGGCCAGCACAATGTATTCCCGTGCATTGTCAAAACGAGGCGAGGAGTAGATGCCGCTCTGAATGATGTCGCCGCCATAGGTCGTCTTCACCACAGGACCGTTGTTGGCCAAAGGCGAGCCGCCTGCGGAGCTAGGCGCTCCAGAGACTACGGAATAGGTAAAATCTGTTGGCGAGGTCACAGAGATTTGAAAATCCCCATTATATTCGCTGCCGGATGCACCGCTGATATTGACCCAGCTTAAATTCGAGAGGTTATGCGGTGCGCTAAAGGTCGCTGTTGCCAGCCCGCCGACTTGGGTCAGCGTGGCAATCGAGCGGTTTGTCCCGAGCGTAAAATCCAACAGCAAAATATCCGTCGAGGGATTGATGTTTTCTGCCACCCGCTTCGCGCCTTTGCGCGTCTGCGCCACGCCTCGGTCAAGCCGCATGTTTTCGGCGTATTGGACCATGCCCGGCTGGAGTTGCAGCGGGTTGAGGCGGGAGGCCATGCCGATAAATCCGGCATCGCCTTCGACTATGGTCTGGTCGTCGGGCATCTACCTTTTATTGTGCGGGGGCTTGTCAAGTAGCCCTCGGATGGCGGCTACGCTCAGGCGCATTCTGTTGTTTGTGCTGAACAGATCCTTGATGGCGCTGGCGGTTTTGTGCGGGTGAGCGAGGATTTTGTCTCGCACCTTGGGCAGAAGATCGTCGGGAATGCCGGGGATGGAGTCGGGGGTTTTGTCAGAAATATGTGGGCTTTTTTCCGACAACTTGGCAGAGGATTTGGCGGGCTTGGGGGTGCCGGGCTCGATGATGCGGTAGCAGGTGACTTGCACGGGGCGCATGGTGGCGGCGTCCCAATCGCTGAATTTTTTAGTCTCGATGTCGCGGGCTTCTATGGCGTCGCGCAGGAGGTCGTGGACATTGCGCTCGGGGCAACCGAGTTGGCGGGCGGCTTGCTGGCGGGTGAGCCATCCTTGGTTTGCGGGGATGCCGTATTTGAGGGCTTTGTGCTTGAGGGCGATGGCGGCGAGTTTGTTCATGCGGACTTGGGTTTGAGGAGGAGGCTGGCGTAGCTGGTGCCTTCGTTGATGGTGACATTCACCATCTGGAAGTTGCCGGTCTTTTTGCTGATGAAGCGGACGAGGTAGCCGTGCGTCCACTCGGTGGGGCGGGTGTTAGCGTAAAGGGGCTGGCGTTTGCACAGGCAGCCGGGGTTCCATGCGCTAATGAGTCCAACGCCGGGGAGGTGCATGGGCTTGTAGGCGGCGCGGTGCGTGTCAAAGAAAACGATATTTGCAGCGGCCTTGGCCATGGCTTGTCCGGCGGCGTCGCGGGCATTTGAGATTTTGTGAACGAAAAACGCTTTGTCGATTTTGACCCAGCCAGGCGTGTCGCAATCGCCGTGGGTTTTGCCTTGGTGGTAGTAGCGGATGCCTCGGTCTTTGAGCCTCAACACATGCTCGGGGCAGAAGGTGCGGCGGAGGAGGTCGGTATCCTTGTGGTGCGCGAGGCGTTGGGTGAGCGCCCATCTCTCGACGCGCCATTCGTGGTTTCCCTCGATGTAGTGGCATTCGGAGGGCGAGGCGGCGGCGAGGATTTGGTCGAGTAGGCTGTTGGCGACGGCGATGTCGTCCTCGTAGGAATCCTCGGTCTCGGCGACATAGCCGAGGGTGTGGTGTTCGGCGAGGAAGCCGCCGCAGTCAATAAAATCGCCGCCAATGATGAGGCGGTCGGGATTAAGGGATTTGAGATCGCCGAGGAAAGCAGCCATCGCGGCGGGGTCGTGCTTGTTGCCGTGAACATCACTGAAGATGACTTCCACAATGTCACCGGTTCCGGCTTTGGAGATGCGCGGAGCAACCTTGCGCGGCGGCTTCGTGAAGCGGGAACGCTCAAGAGCCTTGACGGTCTCGGCGTGTGCGCGGCGCTCGGCCTCAAGTTGTGCTCGCGCTTGCGCAGCCTCGTTTTGCGCGGCGGTGACTTGGCTGGCGTGAACGATGTTTTGCAGTTTGTTGGTCTTCATACTTCTTCCTCCTCTTCTTCGTCTTCTTCGTAGGGGAACAATATGTCGCTGGTCCTGTCGGCCAGGGCTTCGACGGCGTATTGGTTCCCGAATTTCAAATCCATGTGGTAGGTCGTGCCGCCTTCCTCCCAAGAGACCACTGCAAGACCGACATCGAATTGCTCGACGAGTTCCTTGCGGATGCGCTCCAGCACGGCTTTACGGGTGGCGGGTTTGCGTTTGGCGCTCATGCTTCCTCCTCGACGAGTAGGTAGGGAATTGTCTTCTGACCGGCACGGTCCATTTCGGAATAGACCAGGGAAATGAAAGACTCCCACTGGCTGGGGTAAATGGTCTGGCAGCCTTCGCTGCTTGTGGTGCGATAGCCGCCTTTGTGGATGTTGATGGCGATGCCCATGCTGTCGCCTTGGCCGTCACGGGTCACAGGGAGTTCCTCGGCGGGGTTCGCTGGGCGCAAGGCAGGGTAGCCGCCGCCAGGCTTGCTGAGGCCGTGTTTGCCTTTGCGGTAGCGGTGGACGCCGGGTTTCAGCACAGCGATGCCTTGGCGGCGGATCGAGGGATCGGTGTTGGCGTTAAAGGTCGCGTAGGCGTTTGGGGAGACGAGAAAAATGGCGTCGTCATAGATGCCTCGGTCGTTCTCGCCTGGGACTCCCATGCTATCGCGGTAGTAGCCTCGAATGCCCACCAGCGCCACGGCATCATCCACGCGGGCCTTGGTGAGCAGGGCTTGCGTCTTGGATTTGGCTTGTTGTGGACGGCTCGGGGGGAGCATCAGAAGTTTTAAGTTTTAAGGATTAAGTTTTAAGTCTCCCTCTGTGCTCTCTGTGTCCTCTGTGGTTATTTATCCTTGAGGGCTGGCACCTCGGGCAGCGTGTAGCTGAATTGCCCGTAGTCGGTCTGGAGCGAGATGCCCAGCGTGCTGCACCCACCGAGGAGTAGGAGCGCTCCAACGGCAAACGCGGTGGCCAGCAGGCCGGTCACGATCTGGGCGGGAGGGATCATTTCTTCTCGTCGCGGAAAACCTCGATCAAAGCGATGACTGCCGCCACGGCGCTACCGATGGCTTCCCAATGCTGGGGCGAAAGGCTCAAACCGGCGAGGCCGCCGAGCACGGCGAGGCCGCGAAAGGTGGAGGGCTGTTTGAGGTGCGAGAGGATTTTATTCATGGGGGTGCTTTTTGTTTCTGAGGATGGCGTAGAGGGAGGCGAGGCCGACGGCACAGCCGATGAGCAAGGACGCGATACGAAGCCACGCCTCAAGCTCCGGCAGCATGGAGACCGTGAGCCCCGTCGCTGTAGCGAGCAGGCCGGTGAACGAGGCGGTGGCTTGGTGGGTGTCCATTAGCTGAGGGCGGCAGCGAGCTGGGCTCCGGTGGTCGAGACCGTCGAAACCTGGGCAAGGCGGTCTGTGTTGAGTAGATCTGTCTTAGCCTTAATCGCCAAGATACTGGCACTCGGGATGTCTCCTGTTGCAGCGGGCGATGCTGGGAGGTTGTCCGTCTTGGCTTTGATGGCCGAGATGTTCGCGCTTGGAATGTCGCTGACGGCTGCCGGACTTGCTGGCAGATTGTCGGTTTTGGCTTTGATGGCGGTGATGTCTGAGTTCGCTGGCGCGGTGTAGGCCGATCCAGCAAGGCGGGTGCTCACGGCGGCATCGACTCGGGCCAGCTCGGTGGCAAGTTCGGTGCGAACCTGTGTGGCAATATCGGTTGCACTTGGGACGGTCGGCGCGTTGGTCAATGTGGTGATTGTGCCGCCGGTTATGGTGCGGGATGCGTGGCTCCATATGTCGCTTGGCGTGACGGATGCGGGCGCGTTGGTCAGATTGGTGACGGTCGCAAGCGTGCCGGATGGCGATAGTCTTGATGAAATAGCGGTATCGATGCGCCCGGTAACGGTGCTTGTGAGGCCGACATCGGCAAGGGCTGTGTCCGCTTCGGCGTTGACTTGCGCGGCGGTGAGGGTTGATCGACTGGAAACTGCGGCGTCGAGATTAGCAAGCTTGACGCTGTTGGCGTCCATTTCCTGCCGTATTTGAACGACGCTTGGAACCGTAGGCGCGTTGGTGAGCGTTGTCGCGGTATCAACCAATCCACCCGTGATCGTGCGGCTGGCAGCTCCCCAGACTGCGCTTGCCACGGCGGCGGGATCGAGCACGGCTGTGCCTGTGGTCTGCATTGTTGCCCCGATTCCGGCGCTTGCGCTGTGCGTGGCGGGAACGGTGAATGTGACCTGTGTGTCCGAGACGATTGAGGCGATGGTGTAGGTGGTGTTCCACTCGGGGTTGCTTGCGCTGGTGACGGTGATGGGGTCGCCGACGACAAGCGGGTAGCTGTAGGCCAGCGTTGCCGTGGCGGTAGTGCCGCTGCGGGTGGCTGTGAATGGCATCGATGGGCCGTAGTTCACCGAGAGCGCCACCGATCCGCGAGCGGGGACGGTGAGGCGTCCGGTGAGGTTTCCGGATGCGTAGCTTACGCCGCTGCGAACATCGGTGGGATTGGCTTGCCCAAGCGCGTTGTCGGCGGTGTAGTAGCGGACAAAACTAAGCGCACTTAATCCGTTCAAGGGATATTGTGTATATGATGCTGTAGGTTGGGTTTTTAGATAAAACCTTACTACTTGATTTCCGCTTGTCGAATAAACTCCTAATATGGGTGTCCCTTGCGAAGAATGTATAAGATTTCCAGATATGCAGTTAATTTGATTTGGTGAAGCAACAATGGCATGGCAACCATTGTCGGAAGTGATTGTTCCAGTCACCTCACATGATCCACTTCTATTTGCTATAGCTGGGGCGATTGATGATGCAGTGACTGAACCTTGGAAATATAGTATGCCACCGCCAGTATTAGTTATTGTGGAATTGTAAAAGGAAGAACCCCCTCCATTAACGGTGCAGGTGTAAAAATACACCCCACCAGAACTCATATTGGATACAGCAAAACCTCTATGGGAGGCAGTATTGAGTGAGCCGCCGCCTCCACTTAAGACGCATGTTGAAAAATTTATATTTCCAAGACCCGAATTTGCTACAGCTAACGAGTCAAAACCGCCTCCCGCAGTTATATTTGAATTAACAATATTTATAGTCCCTGGCGATCTATTATCCAATCCACAATCATAATAATTTGAAGAGTTTGATCCTGTAATATTTCCAGTAAAATTAAGCGTAGATGCGGATGATGGTGCGGTAAACCGGATTGTCGGAGATCCCGTTGTCGCCGCCTGCACATTTGCCGTTATGGATTGGCTTGTTGCCACATTGAAAAATCCAGACGCATTAGCTGTAATGGCAGCAGTTCCGCCGTCTTTCCATAACCGGCTTGATGCAGATCCATTGGTTATGCTTAAAACGGATACATTTTGGTCGATTGTTATGGCAAAATTGTTTGCAAAGACATCATCGTTGGCTGCGGGGGCATAAAGAACGCCCCCAGTTCCCCACGGTGAAGTCGCAGGGTTAGTATCTGACCAGTTTCCAGATCGGAATGCGCGAACATTTGGCATGGCTTAAAGTCCTTTCGAGATGATGAATTTTTGGATGGCCGCGCTGATCTCAGCGACGGCGGTGAGTGTGGGTTCGTCGGAGCCGGAGAGGGAGCCGAGGGCGATGTTCACTGATTGCTCTTGCGCCTGCTCTGGCTCGCCGTTTTCGACCAATCGCGTTGGAATGAATCGAGCGGCGATGGACGCATCGCTGGAGCCGTCTGGTAGATACTTGCCGTTGATGGCGAGGTTGAGCGAGTAACGGTCAAACGCATTGCCGTCGATTTCGATGGGGTTGGTAGCTTTCATTTTTATGAGTAGGTGAGAGATTCTTTGTTCGACCACGCGCCGGTGGCAGATTGCTCGGCGGTGACATTTCCAGCGCTGTCAGTTGTAATTCGGTAAATTGTCCAGGCAGTTGAGTCCTCGGCGGGGCCGGAGGCGGGGTAGTCTGCCCAAGCGAGGCGTCCGAGGTAGAGGTGATTGCCGTCCGCAGCGTGGAGGAGCTGGTAGTCAGAGGGGTCGCGGGGGCGGGCGAGGCGGAAAACTTCGTTGGTGTGGTCCTTTGAATACAAGCGCCGGTCGGCGAGGTTGAGGGCGAGTTGACCCTGGGCCACTTGCGCGGCGGTGGGGACTCGGCCTGGGACCGTGGTTCGCAGGAGTTTTATGACCGTGGCCATTTAGGAAGTTTTCAGTTTGGAGTTTGAAGTTTTCAGTGGGGCCCCGTGGAGCGATGGCGCGGTATGAACCGCGCCACCGCTGTGGGGAGGGAGGAGCTACTAGAAGCTGCCGCCGTCGATTTCTGCCTCAATCGCGTCCAGACGCGAATCGAGAGAATTTTCGGCTGCTGTGGCGCGGGAAATCTCGCTGTTGAGCGAGTTGGTCACTGCGGTCACTGCTGAGGCACGATCCGTGATCTCGGTGGCGAGGTTAGCGGCGATGACGCCTTCAGCGGCGGTCGCACGCGAGATTTCGCTCGAGAGGTTCGATGTCAATGTGGAATCAGCACTGGTGCGAGCGGAGGTCTCTGTGGAGAGGTTGCCTGCAACGGTGTTGATGTTCGATTGGACGGTCGTGATGGCAGCGGCGCGGTCGCTGATCTCGGTGGCGAGATTGGCGGCGATGACGCCTTCGGCTGCTGTGGCGCGGTTGACTTCGGCTGTGAGGGCCGAGGAGGCGCTGGAAGCGAGGCTGGTGATAGCACCATTCAGCGTGCTGTCTGCGCTTTGGAAGGCCGAGACAACTTCCGTGAGGGAGTCGAGGGCTGCGCCGTCAACATTCGAGAGAACATTGTCGATGCGTGTGCCGAGCGCTTGCTCCGCTGCGGTGGCGCGGCTGGCCTCTGCGGAGATCGCCGAGGTGCGATTGCTGGTCTCTGTGGAGAGAGCGGCTGCGGTCGCGTAGTGGCTTCCGCCCACTGGCACCACCGATGAGCCGGTTCCTAGATACAAAACGCCGTCTACGGCGTTATACGCTGGCTCACCCGAAAGAAGACTTGCGGGGGCTCCTGCTGCGCCGGTCAAGCGGCGTTTGATTCTGATATTTGCCATAATGTTATTAGAAGGTATTGGGGGTTGTTACTGCGGGGTTAGTCCTAAAACTCACCGCCGTCCGAATCGGCGACAATGGGTATATAGGAAAGGGTTTCGGGGTCCCAACGGTGTGGGACATTGTTGTCGGCTGAAAAATAGATGCGGGCCACGACGCCTTCGGCGGGGAAATCAGCGAGGGTCGGGAACCTCTGCACATCGTCGAAATCGTCGGGGATCATCGCGCCACTGATCTGGCCCGAGGAGTCGAGCTGCGCGACCTGGGCGGTCGTGCTGATGAGGTTGCCAGTGAGGGGATCGAAGGCGATCTGCGACATGGTTACGCGAATGGGGGATACTGAACGAAAGAGGTTTTGAGTTGGGCGTTGTCGGTCGCGGGAACGCCGCCGAAATAGGTCATGCGGATGCGGGCGACTGCGGTTCCGGCGAAGGAGTATTCGGTGTAATCTGTGTTGTTCGTGGCACCGACGCGGAAGATTTCAAACTTGTCGTAGAGAGGAACTGGAAATCCGGTGGTGACTCGCAGAGCCCCATCTGATGTGGCCTGGACGGGTTGCACAATGCCAGCAGAGGAGCGGGCGGCGATCTGAATAGTGGGATTACTCATGCGTTAATTTTATTATGGGAGAGGGTGTCAAGTGGGGTGTTATTGGAAGCTGGCGGAGTAGCGGCGGACCTCGCCTTTGCGCAGCCAGGCGTCATCCATGGCTTTGAGGAGTTGCCCCTCGGCGCGAGCGGTGAGGTAGTTGGATTTGTTCTCCATGCCGGGCTCTTCGAGCATGATGGAGGCAAGGCCGCTGGTTTTGATGTAGTCCCCGAGAAAAAACGGTATGGCTTGCTTAGACCAGTAGCCGGTATTTGTTGGCGCATTGCCATTGGTGGCGAGGGTGGCACGGTAGCAATCGCCGGTGGGGTTGTGGTAAACGAGGTCGCCGCTTGCGTAGGCTGTCTGGGCCTCGTAGCTGGCAATGGTAAGTTCTGGCACTGGCTCGCAGAAGCTGATGAAAACATTGCCGCCCGCGTAAGCGGTATCTGTGATGAGAAGCCGGTCGGCAGTGATGCTGAATTTTAGAGATGCCGCGAGCGAGGTGTCGGGGTTTGAGGCATACACGGCAGAGACTGCGCCAATGGGCGTGCGGCCCTCCGAGTAAAGCAACACATACGGAATCTCAGTGGATGGCGAATTTTGGCTGTCCTCGACATAGGACGCGGTGAGACGGTTGTTCCATGCCACATTGAGCGCGGTGTCGATGTTGAGTGCTGCTCCGGCGGCATTGGTGGTGACGCGCTTGATGCGCCACACGGCTTGGTCAAAGGTGCTGCCCTCGATGGCTCGGCCAATGTAGGAGACCGTTCCGGCATAGTCGCTCTCGTAGGTGTAGCCACCTTCGGCGAAGCCTGCACCCAAGACGATGCGCTCCTCGATATGGTTGATCTCTGGCCAGTCGAAAAATGTCCAAGCGTAGTTGACCGCCTCCTGCACATAGTCCATCACCAGCGCCCCGCGACGCGCATTCTCAGGCAGGTTGGGATCGATCCCTGCCCTGGCTGTAATGCTGTCGAGGAGCTGCTGGAGGCGGACGGTTTTCATGCGTTACTGGCGGGCGGCTTTGTCGAGTGCGCTGGCGATGGGGCTGGAAGCGGCTCGCTGCATCGGAGTGCTTGGGAAGAGGTCGCGGCGCGTGCCTTGCAAGCGGGTCTGGCCCTGCTTGAGCTCGATTATGTCGATTTCTTTTTGGAGGGCATCGGTGGCAAGGCCATCCATGTAGGCGGCTTTGTCGAACTGCCCGTCCTCGCGCAGCGCGTCGGCGGCAGAGGCGAATTTGACATACTCGCTGAGGACGCGAGGGAAGGGGTCAGCATTTGAAGCTGTATTAAACATGGTCGGGCGGATCGTAAATTCCACGAAGACCTCGTTCGGCGTGGCGTTCGTGAACTGCGTGGGGCCGACGATGGCTCCAGAGTCTGTGACCCAGAAGTTGACCCGCTCGGCGTAGCGAACAACGCGGGGGTCTTGCCGGTAAACATGCAGCACCTCGCCAATCGGTGTGGCCGCTGTGGAGCCAGAGGTGGCGGTGAAAGTCTGGTCGAAATCAATCGAGCGCACGAAATCGGTAAGCGATGTTGCAACCGTCCATGTTGCCGTCACGGTAGGAACGACGCCAACCGCGCCGGTGCCGGTCTTGCGGTAGTAGTTGCCAAGGTAGAAAACCTCCGCGCCGCTGGCATAGGTAGCCGCCGCGTCAAAGGTCGGGCGGAACTGGCGCTTCTCGATAGCCGAAAGCTCAGGCCACTTGTAAGCCTCCCAAGCAAAGCGTGTGCGGGTGTTGATGTATTCGGTCAGCGCGGAAGCTGTGGAGGGCTGGATAGTCTGCGTCGGGTCAAGCCCGATGCGGGAGGCGGCTCCGTCGAGGACGGATTGGAAGGTGACGGATCTCATGGTGTGTTATTGGGGGGTGGGTTGTTGGGGGGATTGCAACGCTGGCAGCGTGCCTTGGCGGCCGATCTGGGCGTTTTGTTGTTGCTGCATCTGGAAGTTGAAGCCCTTCATGCGGGCTTCGATCATGCTGCGGAAAATCTCATCTTGCTGGAGGCGTTGTTGCAGGGCGGGGTTGGCTTGGATGATGCCTTGCAGGACTTGGGCGCGGAGCTGGTGGTTTTGGCCTTCGCCTGGAAGTTCGGGCTCAGTGCCTGCGGCGATCTTTGTGAAGGCGAGTTGCTCTTCGTTGGACTCGGCGGCGGCGGCAGGGCCGGGGTCGCGCACCAAAATATCGGCGAGGTTTGGGTCAACCGCAGCCATGATGAATTTGACAAGCCCGGCGCGGTCGATGACTCCGGCGACATCCATAGGGACGATAGCTTGGGAGATATAGTTGAGCTTCACGCCGAGCGCTTCGGCGTCGAGGTTCTTGGCGTCCCAATCTACGATGAGGTCGAACTTGCCTTGGATGCTTTCGCGGTCGGCCTGGAAGGGAAGAGCCTGCCCGCCGGAGACGCGGAGGATTTGCACCGGCAGCATGTATTGCTGCATGAGCTGGTAGGTCTGCGTGACGATGGCTTTGAAGTCGCGGAGCCAGCGGTCCACCGTGTGCTGTGTGACGAGGGCGACATAGTTGGGATCGACCCCCTCGCCTGCCATGCCGAAGTATTCATTCACATCGCGGCGCACGGCGCGTTCGATCTCGATGGTGCCTTGGTCGAACGGCGGCGGCTGCATCCAGCCAAACTCATTCGGGCGGCGTTCGGGGATTTGCACGGCGGGGCCGAGGATGATGTCGAGCTTGCCACGGTTGGCAGGCACGCGCATGGGGGGAAGGATGGCGATTCCGGCGCGGTCTGTGCGGTAGTCGCGCTGGGTCTTGATTTCGGCCTGCATGGTGCTGACGATCTCGGGGATGCCACGGGCTTCCAGGATGCACCGGCTCACGCGCTCGCGGGCCAGCTCGATGAAAGGATATTCACCGTGCGAGTAGGGGGAAATCTCCTCCTTGGCAAAGATGTCCACATTTGGGTGCATGACGCGGCACATGACCTTTGTCGCGCCGGTCTTCTCGTCAGTCTCCTTGCTGTAAACATGCCAGATTTCGATGAGGTCGCGGTGGTCTTGCCAGAGGATCGAGTCGCGGCGGTTGTGGTTCTGCTGCGAATAGACGGGCCAGAGGCTTGCGCCTTTGTAGTTCTCGGCCTTCTCGTAAAATTCGTAGGGGTAGCCTTCGGTAAGCGTGCGTTCCTCCAGCTCCTCGCAAGTCACCATTTCGCGGCGGGCGATCCATGGGGCGCGTTGCAGGTCGTAGGTGGCAGTGGGGAAAATGATGTCGTTGAAAGGCTCCAACGCCGTCCACTCGGGCTTGCTCTCGAAAATGTATGGCTCGGTGTATTCGACGGTGCCGCCTTCGCGGAGCTTGCGGATATTGGCGGCGGTGCCGGTGCCGGGGGCGAATTGCTCGGCCATCTCGATAGCCACTTCCTCTTGGAGCGGATCAAGAATTGCGCCGATGAGCATGGCGAGCGGCGAGTTTGGGTCGCCTGCCTCTTGGGCCATGAGGATGATGTCTTCGAGGCTGACGGATTTTTCCTCAATGCGTGTCGTCGTTTTCCAAAACACGCCCATGATGGCGAGGCCGTAGGTGGCGCGGATGTTGAGGGCGAGTTCGAGTTCGCGCCGGAGGTCGGAGGCGCAGTGCGTGAAGAGCATCCACTTCAGCACAGACTCGGCGGCGGTGCGGGACATGGCGTCGGTGGACTCCACCGGCATCATTTGCAGACGGGCGGCGAAGGTCGAGGTG